GTACATTTTTTGTCAACGCGTACTACAGAATCCTGACAGTAGGAACAACATTTTAATTTAATAGATTGGACATAAGAAAGATATCCATAGGAGCAGATTATAAATCTGGTGCAATGCATTATATTGTAGGCCAAGAAGTTTTAGGCGGAGGATATTCTATTCATTTAATACAACACGATAAGCCTATGGATTCATACAAGATATGGATTGAGAGCAAAGATGAGGTATTACTATGGAAAGAATTTAAATCTACTATGCCAATCTCTTTGGAATACAATATAAACTTTTAATGCAATCCCCTCACTATTTTATTGTTAAGCCTGTATCGGGAAGAAGATATGATAATATCCGTAAGTACGGAGACAAAGAACTGATTACCAGTGTTTCTGAGGAAGATCACACTTCTTCAAATAGATTTGCAAAGGTAGTGAATTTACCAATAGGGTATTCAGGCGAAATTAATATTGGTGATACTCTTCTTGTTCACCATAATGTATTTAAATATTATAATGATATTTATGGTAGACAGAAGAGTGGTAGAAGCTGGCTTCAAGACGATCTTTTTATGGTTGATGAAGATCAGTTTTTTTTATATGAGTCTAATAAAAAGTGGAAGGCTTTTGGTAAATATTGTTTTGTAAAGCCTATACCAAAAAAAGAATCATATCTTGTTGGTAGTGGTGTAAAGTATGAACCGCTTCAGGGTGAACTTGTTTATTTAAATAACCAACTAATTGAACTTGGTTTAAAGGAAGGTGATCAAATATGTTTTCAACCAAACAGTGAATATCCTTTTACTATAGATGATCAGCAGCTGTATAGAATGTATACCAATAATATAACAATAAAAATATGATATACGTTTTAGATAATTTTTTAGATCAAGATATGTTACAGGTAACCCAGAATTATCTTAACGAGCCTTTTCAAAAAGTTATTTCTGGCGGAAAAGATTTTTATGTTTTAGATTCTAATAAAGACTTTGATGATTATATATTAAGTCTATTGCAATACCATGAGGGTGTTGAGCTTGAGAATATACTTAGTTTTTTTAGAGTTGCTACAGATAAATTAGACACTAATTGGAGAATACATTCTGACTTAAATATAAAGGGTCAAAGACCAGATCGAGCAATTGTATTATATTTATCTCCAAGAGAGCTTGAAGAATTGCATGGTACTGCGTTTTGGGAACACGATATATATGGCTCTCAGTTGCCAGCAAAAACAACTGACGAGGAATATGATCAAATGCTGGAGAAAGATGCTGAGATGCTGGATAAATGGCGATTAAGCTCTGTTGTAGGGTACGAAGAGAATAGAGTTGTTTCGTATCCGTCCAGTTATTTTCACAGCAAGTATCCAAATAAAGGTTGGCCTGAAGGAAGAAAAGTATTTGTAATGTTTTATAAATTTAAGTAATGGACACAAAAGCGTTAAAAATAAAAATAATTGATGCTGGTCAAAAGGCTGTAGATGAATTAATAAATGTAGCTAAAGAAAAAATAGTTACCGGAACAGAAGATGATGTTTCTGCCGATAGATTAAAAAACGCAGCGGCTACCAAAAAGCTTGCCATATTTGATGCTTTTGAAATACTTAAAAGAATTGAGGAAGAGAAAGATAGGCTGGAAGGAAAAGAAATAAAAAAGAATAATTTACCAAAAGGATTTGCTGAACGAAAATCAAAATAATTTATATTACGTTTTAAAGGATGTTGTTCCATCTAAGGTGTTGTCTTCTAAAAACAAACACCGCTCCTGGGCCTATGGCTATAACGAAAAGTATGATATAGTTATTATATCAAAGGATGGCACTATCGGTGAAGTATATAATATTAATGGTTTAAGAGTAGCTCTTCCTCAAACACCCAAGTCGTTCTATAAAAGATCTACAATTAAAAAAGATCAGTATTGGGAGGCTAAAGAATATCCAAAAGAACTAAAAAGAATCTCCACAATTTTTATATGGCACGGGATGCCCAACTCTTTTAAAGAGCAATGGGTGGACTATATAGAAGAAGAGTTTAACCGTAGAGAGCATGGTTTTTGGTTTGCGAATAATGGTGTACCTACCTATATAACAGGATCTCACTATATGTATTTGCAGTGGACTAAAATTGACGTAGGTCTTCCTGACTTTAGAGAGGCCAACAGAATATTTTATATATACTGGGAAGCCTGTAAGGCAGACAAACGTAGTTTTGGTATATGTTATTTAAAGATTAGACGATCAGGTTTTTCTTATATGGGGTCTGAAGAATGCGTAAACATTGCAACTCTGGCTAAAGATTCTCGTATTGGTATTTTATCTAAAACCGGATCGGACGCTAAAAAAATGTTTACAGATAAAGTTGTTCCTATATCTAATAATTATCCATTCTTTTTTAAACCGATACAGGATGGTATGGATAAACCTAAAACAGAATTAGCTTTTCGAGTACCTGCTTCTAAGATTACAAAGAAGAATATGTTTGATCTTGAAGAGGAAGAGCTTGAAGGTTTGGACACAACTATAGACTGGAAAAACACTTCGGACAACAGTTATGATGGTGAGAAATTAAAACTTTTGATACATGATGAGAGTGGTAAATGGGAAAAACCTGAGAACATTTTAAATAACTGGCGTGTAACAAAAACTTGTTTGCGATTAGGAAGTAAAGTAATAGGTAAGTGTATGATGGGTTCTACTTCTAATGCATTAGATAAAGGTGGTAGAAACTTTAAACAATTATATTACGACTCTGATGTAACAAAAAGAAATTCAAACGGTCAAACTAAAAGCGGATTATATTCACTTTTCGTACCAATGGAATGGAACATGGAAGGCTTTATCGACATGTATGGAATGCCTGTCTTTGAAACACCAGAATCATCGATAAAAGGTATTGATGGGGAAGATATATACCAGGGTTCGGTAACTTACTGGGAAAATGAAGTAGAGTCTTTACAGCAAGATCCGGACGCTTTAAATGAATTTTATCGTCAGTTTCCTCGATCTGAATCTCATGCATTTAGAGATGAAAGCAAACAATCTATATTTAATTTAACTAAAATTTACCAACAAATAGATTATAACGATTCCTTAATAAAGGAGCATTTTATTACCCAAGGATCGTTTAGTTGGAAAAATGGAATCAAAGATTCTGAAGTTATTTGGACTCCAAATAAAAGAGGCAGATTTTTTGTAACTTACATGCCGAAAGCTGCATTGCAAAACAATGTAATTAGAAAGAGTGGCAGATTTTTCCCAGGCAATGAACATTTAGGATCGTTTGGATGTGACTCTTATGATATATCTGGCGTGGTTGTGGGTAAAGGATCTAACGGTTCTTTGCATGGCCTTACTAAGTTTACTATGGAAGAAATGCCAAGCAATCATTTCTTTTTAGAATACATAGCAAGACCACAGACTGCGGAGATATTTTTTGAAGAAGTATTAATGGCTTGCGTTTTTTACGGCATGCCAATTTTATGTGAGAATAACAAGCCGAGACTCTTATATCATTTTAAAAACAGAGGGTATAGAGGTTTTTGTCTTAACAGACCTGACAAGCACTTTTCTAAATTATCTAAAACAGAAAAGGAGCTGGGTGGTATCCCAAACACGTCAGAAGATGTTAAGCAGTCTCACGCGGCTGCGATTGAGTCTTACATTGAAAAGTATGTAGGCATTGATCAGCAAGGCATATATAGGACAAATGGTGATATGGGCGATATGTATTTTCAAAGAACCCTGGAAGATTGGGCAAAATTTGACATATCTAATAGAACACGATTTGATGCGTCTATAAGTTCAGGGTTAGCTATTATGGCTAATCAAAAACACTTATATACACCGTCAAAAGAAAAGAGGAAAATAAGCATTAAATTTGCAACATATAACAACACTGACTCTCACAGTAGAATAAATAATAGATGAAAGAGGTAAAAATAGAAATCAATCAAGCCGCTTTTCCTGATCAGTTTGTTACTGACGCACAAAAAGATACCATGGAGTATGGCCTCCAAGTTGGACAGGCTATACAATATGAGTGGTTTAGAAGGGATAATGGCTCGTGTCGGTTTTTTGATCAATGGGGAGAGTTTAACAGATTAAGACTCTACGCTCGTGGAGAACAGTCTGTGGCTAAATATAAAAACGAAATAGCGGTAGATGGTGATTTAAGTTATTTAAATTTAGACTGGACACCTGTTCCTATCATTCCAAAATTTGTAGACATAGTTGTAAACGGCCTGAACGATAGAATGTTTAAGGTAAAAGCATTTGCTGAAGATGCAATGTCTGCGGAAAAAAGAGATCAATTCCAAAAAAGAATAGAAGGAGAAATGATTGCCAAGCCTTTGTTCCAACAAATAGAACAAGACTTTGGTGTAAATGTTTTTCAAACAAACGAAGAAGAACTACCGACTAATGACGAAGAGTTGCAGCTATACATGCAAATGAAGTATAAGCCTGCAATTGAAATCGCAGCCGAAGAAGCTGTTGATACTATACTACATCAAAACCAATACAACGAAATTAGAAAGAGATGTGATTATGACTTAATGACGCTTGGCGTTAGTATGGCAAAACACATGTTTTTACCAGGCCAAGGTATTCAATTAGATTATGTTGATCCGGCCAATGTTGTTTATAGTTATACTGAAGATCCTTATTTTAAAGATTGTTTTTATTGGGGTGAAATCAAAACTATCCCAATGTCTGAGCTTGTTAAAATAGATCCAAACATATCTAACGAGGATATGGATAAGATTGCCAAATATAGTCAGTCTTGGTATAATTACTACAATAATGCTCAATATTACGAGAACTCTATGTTTTATAGAGATACTTGTACACTACTTTACTTCAACTACAAAACCACTCACTCTTTTGTTTACAAGAAAAAAGAGATGGCAGATGGAAGCTATAAGGTAGTTGAAAAGGACGATACGTTTAATCCTCCTGAAGAAATGATGCAAGAGGGTAAGTTTGAGAAAGTAGAAAAGAAAATAGAAGTATGGTATGATGGTATAATGGTAATGGGAACAAACATTATGTTGAAATGGGAACTTGCAGAAAATATGGTAAGACCTAAGTCAGCATCTCAGTTTGCTTATCCTAACTATGTTGCTGTTGCTCCAAGAATGTATAAAGGAAACTATGAGTCTTTAGTTAGACGAATGATCCCTTTTGCAGATTTAATACAAATCACTCATTTAAAAATACAACAAGTCGTTTCTCGTGTAGTGCCGGATGGTGTGTTTATAGATGCAGATGGATTGAATGAAGTAGATCTTGGAACAGGCAACGCCTATAATCCAGAAGACGCATTAAGACTATACTTCCAAACCGGTAGTGTCGTTGGACGATCATACACTCAAGACGGAGAGTTTAACAATGCAAGACAACCTATACAACAATTAACTTCAAGTAGTGGTGCTGGTAAGTTACAAATGCTTATCGGGAACTATAACCATTACTTAGACATGATAAGAACAGTTACAGGTCTTAACGAAGCGCGTGATGGATCAACTCCAAGCCCAGACGCTTTAGTTGGCGTGCAAAAGTTAGCTGCTCTTAATTCTAATACAGCTACCCGTCATATATTAAATGGTAGTTTATACTTAACAAAACGTCTTGCAGAAGGTATTGTTGTTAGAACTGCGGATATTTTAGAATACTCTTCATTTAAAAACCAGTTTGCTATGCAGATTGGGAAATACAATTTAAGATTGTTAGATGATTTGAGAGATTTTTATTTGTACGACTTTGGTATATTCTTAGAAATGTCTCCAGACGAAGAGCAAAAAGCAATGCTTGAACAAAACATTCAAATGGCTCTGTCTAAAAACGATATTAGTTTAGAAGATGCAATTGACATTAGAGAAATTAATAATCTCAAAATGGCTAATCAATTGTTGAAGGTTAAACGAAAGAGAAAAGCTGAGTCGGAAATGCAACAACAAATGCAACAACAAGCGGCTCAAGCTGAAATGCAACAGCAACAAATTATGGCTCAAGCACAAATGGAGCAACAGAAAGCAGAGATGGAGTTGCAAACCAAAATGCAATTGAAGCAAAATGAAGTTGCTATGGATATTGAAAAGCTCAAAAATGAAGCGGCATTGAAAGCGCAGCTTATGGAAGCTGAGTTTGGATATAACCTTCAATTAAGAGGCATGGAGCAACAGCAAATAGATATGAGAGAAAAAGCTAAGGAAGATGGTAAGTCTAAAAGAATTAGCCAAGCTAACACTGAGCAATCAAAATTAATTGAGCAGCGTAAAAGAAATTTACCTCCAATAAACTTTGAGTCTAACGAAGACAGCTTAGATGGTTTTGATCTTGCTGAATTTAACCCAAGATAAAATGAGTAAACTAAGTAAAAAGAAAAGAAAGCAAGTTAGACCGGCAGCAGTTGCAAAAGAGTCTACTCGTGTAAGTAAACGCAATGTTCCTACTAAGCCTCGAAAAAAACTAAAAACCAAAAAACAAGTTGAGGCTGAAAGAAAAAAATATGCTCATTTACCAAATTTAAAAGTTAAGAAGCCGAAGATGAAGATGGGTGTAGCCGGAGGTGATTTATTAGGTGGTGTAGGTAAAGGAGCTATCAAAGGTGTTTCAAAAATTGTTAAGTATGTAGGTAAAAGTTTAGCCAAAAAAGCGGTTAAAAAACTATAGAAAATAATGTATAAATTTGTAAAAAATAAAATCTAATGGAATTTAAAGTAAAAGAAGTTGGCGGCGGACAGCAAAAGTCTAAAGCTGAAATAGAAGAGAATCTATTAAAAGAACATGAGGAGAAGCTTGAAGTTCAAGAATCCCCAAACGTTGAAAAGGTAGAAACTTCTAATGATGCAAAAGATGTTGAGGTTCAGCCCCAAGAAAATGTTTCTGCTGAAAAGACGGAAACGCCTGAGTCACCAGGTATAAGTGATGAAAACGTTCTTTCATATATTAAAGAAAGATACAACAAAGACATCAACTCGGTAGAAGAGTTGTTTGACACAAGAGAGTCAAACCCTGAACTGCCAGAAGATGTTAAGAAGTATTTTGAATACAAAAAAGAAACCGGCCGTGGAATCGAGGATTTTTACAAATTGCAAAAAAACTACGATGACATGGACGATGATTCTGTATTAGCTGACTACTATGGTATTCAAGAGGAAGGTCTTGATGCTATAGATATTATGGACTTGATGGATGATAAGTTTGGATTCGATGTAGATGAAGATGATGAAAAAGACATTAAGAAAAGAAAGTTAGCTAAGAAAAGAGAACTTGCGAAAGCACGTAAGTATTTCAATGAACAGAAAGATAAATATAAAATCCCTCTTGAGTCAAGTGGGGGTGGATTATCTGAAGATCAAGAAAGTCAACTTAATGCTTACCAGGATTATATAAAAGAGTCAGAAACTGTTGCTGAACAAAACAAGAAGCGGTATGATTATTTTGTAGATCAAACTAAAAAAGTTTTTACCAACGATTTCAAAGGTTTTGATTTCTCTGTTGGGGATCAACAAATTAATTACAAACCAGGCACGGCAGATGAATTGATGAACAAGCAGTTGGATGTAAACAACTTTGTAAACAAATTTGTAGGACAAAGTGGATTACTTGAAGATGCTAAAGGATACCATAGAGCTTTATCGGTTGCTATGAATCCTGAAAAGTTTGCTCAGTTTTTCTACGACCAAGGTGTAGCTGCAGCTGTGGACAATGTAACTCGTAAATCCAAAAACATAAATATGGATGTGCGAAGATCACCGCAACTGTCTACTAAAGATGGTTTGAAAATTCGTTCAGTTGGAGACAGTAGTAGTGGAAGAGGCTTAAAAATTAGAAGTATTAAAAAAAGTTAAAACAATTTAAAAAGTAAAAATTATGGCAGTAAACGCAACCCCAGGTTTCGATTTGCAACCTTCAGCACAACAAGTGCCGTTGGAAACTAACTATATCACTAACTTTGATTTCTTGAACCAGTATCTACCTGATACTTATGAGAAAGAGTTTGAAAGATATGGTAATCGTTCAGTAAGTTCCTTCTTGAGATTAGTAGGAGCTGAAATGCCTTCTAACTCTGACCTTATCAAATGGGCAGAGCAAGGAAGATTACATGTAAAGTATCAAAATTGTACATCAGCAGGTGCAGCAGCAGCTTTAACTGGTGTATGGACAATTCCTAACAACCTTACCAACTTCAACCCTGCATTGGCAGGAGGAGCTAAAGCAGCTCTTAGAGTTGGGCAAACAGTTATGATCTCAGATAAAACTGCAGGATCTAACTTAACAAACAAAGGTGTAGTAACAGTAGCTCCTACAGCTGCCGCTCCAAACACAGTAACAATTGCTTACTATGAAGCGGGTGGACAAGCTATGGCAGCAGGTGTTGCTTGTGATATCTTTATCTATGGTTCAGAGTTTAACAAAGGTGAAAACGGAATGGTTGGATCTAATGAAGCTGATGATCTAATTTTCGACAACAAGCCAATTATTATCAAAGACAAGTACGCAGTATCTGGATCTGATATGGCTCAAATCGGATGGATTGAAGTTTCTGGTGAAGACGGTGTAAGTGGATACCTTTGGTATTTGAAGTCTGAGCATGACACAAGATTACGTTTTGAGGATTATATGGAAACAGCTATGATTGAAGCTGTTCCTGCTGAAGCTGGTTCTGGAGCTGGAGACTTCTTCCAGGGTACAGGTGCTGGTTTATCAGCTGCAAACCTTAACGGTTCTGAAGGTGTATTCTACGTTGTAGAAGACAGAGGTAATGTATTTGGTGGTGGTAACCCAACAACTCTTGCTGAGTTTGACAGCATCATCCAAAGATTAGATAAGCAAGGTTCTATTGAAGAGAATGTTCTTTTCGTAAACAGAAACTTCTCATTTGACATTGACGATATGTTAGCTTCTCAAAACTCTTACGGAGCTGGAGGAACATCATATGGTTTATTTGACAATGACGAAGAAATGGCCTTGAACCTTGGATTCTCAGGATTCCGTAGAGGTTATGACTTTTACAAGTCAGACTGGAAATACCTTAACGACCCAACAATGAGAGGTGGTCTTGTAGGTGGAGCAATCAACGGACTATTAGTTCCTGCTGGTTCTACTACAGTATACGATCAAATCTTAGGAAAGAATGCTAAGCGTCCTTTCTTACACGTTCGTTATAGAGCTTCTGAAACTGAAGACAGACGTTACAAAACTTGGATCACTGGTTCTGCTGGTGGAGCAAGAACTTCTGATCTTGATGCAATGGAGGTCAACTTCTTGACTGAAAGAGCAGTTTGTGTTTTAGGTGCAAACAACTTCTTCTTATTCCAAGACGCGTAAGAAGTATTAATATTTACCCTCGTTGTAATGACGAGGGTAATTATTTTTTATTAAATTTAATTATATCAAATGAAAAAAAAGCAAAAATTTATAGACAAAGCTTATAGGCTAATCGGAGAAAAAGCCCCATTAAGCTACATGTTGGCTTCACGCCACTCAAGAAGATCCCCTTTATTATATTTTGATGAAGACAAAGGTGTAAACAGACCTTTGCGTTATGCACGAAATCAAAAAAGTCCATTTGAAGATGAACAAGATGGCAATGCGGTTTTAGAGCCAATTGTGTTTGAGGATGGAATGTTATTTGTGCCAAAAGCAAATCAAGTATTACAACAGTTTTTACACTATCATCCTTCTAATGGAAGAGTATATGAAGTCATAGATAAAGAACGTGACGCTTCTGAAGAATTAGAAGTTGTTGAGCAAGCATTAGAAGCTCAGATAATTGCTAAAGGATTAAAAGGCGATAAGCTTTTAGCTGTAGCAAGAGTTCTAATTGGTTCTGGTGTTGATCGCATGACTACAGTAGAAATACGAAGAGACGTTCTTATTTACGCTCAGGCAAACCCTTTTGACTTTTTAGAAACCATTAATGATCCTATGTTAGATTTAACTAACGATGTGGTTCAGTTTTTTAACAACTCATTTTTAGTATTTAAAAATAGCGGGAAGGATGTTTACTTTAATATGCCTAAGAACAAGAACAAACTCTTAACTGTTCCTTACGGCGAAGATGCCTACTATATAGTGGCTTCACATTTTCAAACAGATGAAGGTGTAGAGACGTATAAGCTATTAAAAAGGCGCTTAAAAAACAATGAAGAATAGTCGTATATTTGTGGTATTGTATAACCATAAATTTTTTGAAAGATGATTAAATTTCTTTATGTATCAAACGCGCCAAACACAGGCCAATTAATTAGTGTAAACGGAATTAAAAACATTGGAACAGCATCTGCTACAGCAACTACTGTAACAATTGATTACGTTGACGGAACAACTACTACAGTAACTACTGCAGCTCAAGTTGCTTCAGATGTATACGTAGCAATTAAAGATGCGGTTGAAAAAGCTTTAACTACTTCTTGGACAAAGCCTTATTATGAGGTTGTTCTTCCAAAAGCAGTTACAAGTATTGTTAACGCGTAACTAAACTAATCACGGTTTAGGAGAAGAGGGTAAAAAAAATTACCCTCTTTTTTTTTGTTATCTTTGTATAAAGATTTTTTCGGATGATTAACTCAGTTAGAAATACCGTATTAGCGGTACTTAATAAAAATAATTACGGATACCTTTCACCTCAAGATTTTAACTTATACTGTCTTCAGGCACAAATGGATTTGTTTGAAGATTATTTTTACAGTTATAACAATTGGATTTCAAGAGAGGTAAATAGAACTTCAGGCACAGGATATGCTAATATTGTAAAAGGATTAGAAGAGGTTATAGACACTTTTAGTATTACCGCTCCTTTGTTTAATGAAAGCACACCTGACTTGAATGTAAGTAATTATACGCTACCAACTTTTGCTTTAAACGGAAGTGATTATTATTTGTTAAATAAAATATTAGTTTATCAAAAAATAAAATCAACTGGAAGCACAACAGGTACATCTGGTGGCCAAAATCAACTTATTGATTCGGCTGCTACTTTTGAAACAGATGGTGTTGTTGCTGGTGACGTTGTTGGTTATCTATCAAGTGGTTTACCTTTTAATGCAGTAGTTGAACAAGTTGTTTCAGAAACACAAATTATAGTAAATGAAAACAATTTAAATGCAATAGGAATTGATTACAACATTTATGACTCAGAAGTTTTAAAAGAAGTAGAAAAAGTTACCAATACTAAGATAACAATGCTAAACAATTCGTTGTT